GAGGATATTTTCTTTTGCCGCAAGGCGCAGGCCGCAGGGTTTAAGATATGGATTGACCACGATGTATCTAAAGAAATTGGACACATTGGGACGTTTGAATTCAAGCACGACCACACATGGGTCATGCGTGACCTTGAGGAAAAGGAAAAGGCTACCTAATGGCTCTAACGACATACACCGAACTCAAGGCATCAGTAGCGGACTGGCTTGTCCGTGCCGACCTGACGGCTGCAATCCCTGACTTCATTTCTCTGGCCGAGGCTCAGATCGAACGCAACTTGCGTACACGTCAGATGATTGTCCGCGCTGATGCGCTTATCAATACCGAGTACAGCGCAGTACCTGAAAACTTTTTGGAGACAAGGTCTTTCAAGTTAAACACGAACCCAGTCACTCCAATGCAATTCGAGACGATTGACTCATTGGATGTATTGGCATCACGCACAAACGCAGCAGGAAAGCCAATCTACTTCAGCATTGTTGGAACTCAGATTCGTGTTGTTCCAGCCCCTGATACATCGTACACAGGCGAACTAACCTACTACGCAAAGTTAACTAAGTTATCAAGTTCGGTTGCAACAAACTTCCTGTTGACCTCATCCCCTGACATCTACCTGTACGGCGCACTCTTGCAGGCCGCGCCTTACCTACAGGACGACGCAAGAATCTCTGTCTGGTCTGCGCTGTACCTTGCTGGACTTGAGCAATTGCAACTCGCAGATGATCGAAGCACAACATCGGGCGGTTCTCTGACTGCACGAGCAAGAACACTAGGCTAAAAATGCTAATCACTACGACCAAAGGCGAAATGGATGACTCCCTACTTGAGAAAAAAGAAGGGATAATTGATACCGACACAGAGACAACTAACTGGGTTGAATACTGGCTTGCCAGTGAGTTGGTGCATCGGTCTGTGAATATGGTTTTGAAACGTAGCGTTTTTGCCCAAGGCGAAACGCAACAAATTTAAGGGGAAATATCATCGCTAATACACAAGCCCTCTGCACCAGCTTCAAAGGTGAACTCTTGGTCGGCCATCATAATTTTGGTACTGGTGTAGTGCGTGCCGCTACAACTGCTGATTCATTCAAAGCAGCCTTGTATCTGGCATCTGCCACCGTCAATGCGGATACCACAGCCTACTCAGCCTCTGATGAGGTATCAGGTACTGGCTACACGGCTGGCGGTGTTGCTGTGACGTTTGGCACACCCCCAAGCACAAGTGGTACAACAGCGTTTGTTACCCCAAGCGCAAGCATTTCTTACTCTGCCGTGACTCTCTCTACAGCCTTTGATTGCGTCCTGATCTACAACTCCACTCAGTCCAACAAGGCGGTGAGTGTTCATACCTTTGGCTCGCAGACCGTTACCGCTGGCACGTTCACTCTGACAATGCCCGTCAATGACGCAAGCACCGGCCTGATTCGGTTGGCTTAACGCGGGAGCAGCGGCATGGCTGCTTACGGCACAGGCTATTACGGCAGGGGAGCCTATGGCATAGGCAATGTTGTCATCAGTGGCAACTCGTCTACCTCTGCCGTCGGCACGTTGCTGGCTGGTAGATCAATCCAAGAGGATGGGACGATTGCTACCGGCAATGTCGGAACGATCAGCCTGTCTGTGTCTATTGCCATCACAGGCAACTCAGCCACAGGCTCCGTTCAATCCCTCTTTGTATCTCCAATTATTACCGGCAACAACGCCACGGGCGGTGTTGGGACGGTAAGTGCCGAGGTCATCTCGTTCCAGGACATTACTGGAGTTGAGGGGACTGTCTCCGCAGGCACTGCCACAAGCGTCGTTTCTGTTGCGATAATTGGTGTACAAACTAATTTATCAGTAGGTACGATGATTGGATTCGGATGGGGTGCAGTTCCTGATACGTCAGAGACTTGGTCACCCATATCTGATACGTCAGAGACTTGGACTGTAGTTGCAGATAATTCGACAACGTGGCAAGAGGCCGCATAAGAGGTGAAATATGGCTGATACAACGACGACGAACCTATTACTTACCAAACCTGAAGTTGGTGCAAGCACTGACACATGGGGTACTAAGGTCAATACTGACTTGGATGCTGTAGACGCTGTATTTGCAGCGGCAGGTACTGGCACATCGGTAGGTCTCAACATTGGTTCAGGCAAAACATTGGCGGTTGCGGGAACATTTACTGTTTCAGCCACCGATGCCATCAAGGTCGCATCAGGCACAACCGCACAGCGTCCAGGCACACCGGCCACTGCCCAGTTTCGATTCAACACCACGCTGACAAAGTTTGAGGGATACAACGGGACTGCATGGGCATCCGTTGGTGGTGGTGCTACCGGCGCGGGATCAGACACCGTCTTCTATGAAAACACGAAGGTGGTCAGCGGTAACTACACCATCACGGCATCAAATAACGCTCACTCTGTTGGCCCAATCACCATCAACAGCGGTGTCTCTGTCACCATCCCAACCGGCTCACGCTGGGTTGTTCTTTAAGGAAATATATGTCGTCTGTAATTATTTCAGGAGATACCAGCGGGGCTGTAACAGTAACAGTTCCTGCCGTAGCTGGTACTAATACAGTTACTATTCCAGCTTCTACTGGCACAGTAATGGTGTCAGGTAATATGCCAGCTTTTAGGGCATATTTACCCACAGCAAACCAATCTATCACTGCTGGAGTCAATACAAAAGTGGCGTTAAGTGCAGAAACATTTGACACTAATAACAACTTTGACTCAACTACAAATTACAGGTTTACTCCAACAGTAGCTGGTTATTATTTTGTGCATGGCATTATTTTTCATTCCTCTCTCGGAACACGACCTTCCACTGCTCAGACAATGATTTATAAAAACGGCACATTAGCTGCTTCAAGCACATTGAACATTGCAACCGCAAATCAAGTAGTTGTGTCCGTTGAGGTGTCTTCCATGTTTTCTATGAACGGAAGCACAGATTATTTAGAGTTATACGGTATCCAAACAGGGGGATCGTCCAATCTTTTTGGTTTAGGTGAAACGGCAACATTTTTTGAAGCCTGCTTGGTAAGGAGCGCATAACATGACTTTATACGAAAAAATCAAAGCCTTGTACCCTTCCTTGGAAGACAAAGACTTTATGACCACCATCCGTTTACAGAACGACAGCGATGGCAAAGGTGATTACATCAAAAGCTGGGAACACCCCACCTATGCACGACCAACTGCGGAGCAACTAGCATGACCACATCAATAGGCGGCACAACAGGCATCACGTTCAACGATGCCTCGGTACAGGCAACAGCAGCAACAGGGTTTGGCTTCAAGAACCGCGTGATAAATGGGAATATGGCATTGTCACAACGGGCCACATCAGCCACGGTGACCGCAGGAACTACTGTACCCACAGCAACAACTGGCTACCCATGCGTTGACCGTTTCTTTGTCTACTCCACTGGTGCTAACGTCACAGCGGCTCAAGTGGCTGGTTCTGGCGCTACTCAGTACCGACTCCAAATCACTGGCGCAGCATCTGTAACAGCCGTGGGCGTGGGGCAACGTATTGAACAGAGCAACAGCTACGACATGGCAGGTTCAACTGCTACATTGTCTGTTGACTTGGCTAACACTGTATTGACTACAGTCACTTGGACGGCTAATTACGCCACGACTGCTGATACTTTTGGCACGATTGGTACACCAACCAAGACTCAGATTGCTACAGGTACATTCACTGTTACTTCGACTGTGACCAACTTCTCCGCACAGATTAGTATTCCTGCTGCTGCAACTACAGGTATTGAAATTGTTTTTACCGTAGGAGCGCAAACATCAGGTACGTTTACCGTAGGCAAGGTCCAACTTGAAAAAGGCAGTACAGCCACTAGTTTCGATTACAGACCTTATGGGACTGAGTTGGCTTTGTGTCAGCGATATTTCTGCACAAGTTATGTTGCAGGGACTGCCGCAGGAACAATTACATCAACTGGGGCAGTACAAAGATACACAGACGCGGCTGGGAATTATTGCTCCGTTCAAATTTTTTACCCCGTGGCCATGAGAGCGGCTCCAACGGGAACTATTTACGGAATTTTTTCAGGAGGAACTTCAGGGCAGGTTTCTGGAGATTCCGCAAACAAATCTGGCACTTTTGTCACAAACAACTCTACTTCTGCTGCTTTTGCCCATACAAATAATGTAAGTACAGGTGCTGGTGAATCTATACGGTGTAATTTTACTGCAAGTGCGGAGTTATAAATGTACAAACAATACAAACTGCCTAATGGGCGATTGGCTGATTCAATCATCCGGTTGCATGACAACGCCTTCATCCCCTTTGACACTGCAAATTCAGACTACACCCAGTACCTAGCTTGGCTTGCTGAAGGCAACACACCACTACCTGCGGACGAATGATTGATGCAATTGCTTCTGCTCAAGTACCGTGGCCCAATACCGAGACAAAAATCGTGTTGGTTTGCCGCGTCGTACTGCCGAGCGAGAAGTATGGAGCCAATGAGTTTTTAGACAAAGACGGGAGGGTTTGCAGGTGGGTTTTGGAAGTTAAAAATGATAGACCCAATTAGCGCATTCGCCATAGCCCAAGGAGCCATTAAAGGTATTCAGGCCGCAATAAAAATGGGCAAGGATGTCCAAGGCATCACAAACGATGTGATGAAGTTTTTTGATGCCAAGGATAAGGTAGCCAAGGAAGCAGTTAAGGACCCAAAGAAAAAGTACAGCTCCGACACCAGCCAAGCGATGAGCACAGTCATGCAACTGCATGAACTGAACAAGGCTGAAGAGGAATTGAAATGGCACTTTATCAACCAAGGCCACAGCCAGCTTTGGAATCAGATTATTTTAGAGCGCAACAGCATTGTGCAGCGCAGGAGAACGCAAGAAATACTAGATGCTAAAGCGGCTAAGAACAGGAAAGCAGAGATTGACGAGGCCATCACAATGGGACTTTGTATTTTGGTGGCCGCCGCAATCATCATGTTGGTGGCTTGGGGTGTTATATCAATGAAAGGAAAATTCTGATGGACTGGTTAAAACAAATTGCTCCCACTATTGC